TTACACGCACTAGATGTAGATACTACACCAGAAAAACTATTAAAATTAAACGTAGCAATGATTGACGATGTTGCTAAAATCATTTCAGACTTTATGAAAGGTTATAAAGAAGACCATGCAGATAGACCAGACGAAGACCGTCCTAAGGTTTTATTTGTTATTGATAGTCTAGGAATGATGATGACCCCAACTGATGTTGACCAATTTAACAAAGGTGACATGAAAGGTGATATGGGTCGTAAGCCAAAAGCATTGGCATCGTTAGTACGTAATAGTGTGAATATGTTTGGTGACTATAACGTAGGTTTAGTTGCAACAAACCACACATATGCATCGCAAGATATGTTTGACCCAGATGATAAAATCTCTGGTGGTCAAGGATTTATCTATGCAAGTTCAATTGTAGTAGCAATGCGAAAGTTGAAGTTGAAAGTAGATGCAGATGGTAACAAAACTTCACAAGTATATGGTATTAGAGCGGCTTGTAAAGTAATGAAAACACGATACTCAAAACCATTTGAAAGTGTACAAGTTGAGATTCCATACGAAACTGGTATGAGTCCTTATAGCGGTCTAGTTGAGTTTTTTGAAGCGAAAGGTTTGCTTGTTAAACAAGGAAATCGATTGAAGTATATGGCTAAATCTGGCACAGAGATGATTGAATTTCGCAAGAATTGGTCAGATGAAAAACTTGATATTGTTATGAATGATTGGAACGAAGAGAACATTGATGCTGAAAAACACGAATTAGAATCAGTAGAAATTGAAGCCTCTGAAGAAGTATAAAATCAAGCAATCTGTATAAATAGATTGCTTATCATAACAAGAAAAAACAAAGAGGAGTCAACTTGGAATCAGAATCACTTTACGAATTGTGGGAAACTTTAGTGAACTATATTCCTGGCAAAGATAGAATAGAAGCCGGCGAAATGTTCATAAAGCAATGCGATGATTTAGGAATGAGTAGTGAAGATATAGAAATACTAATTGACGGCAACCCAATTCTTTTGGTTGCAATAGATAGATACTTTGAGGATGAAGAAGATGAAAATGATAATGACACCGATGATTGGGACTGATGAACTGGTATAGTAAAGTAGTAAAAGACTGGGGTGAAATTCCTAATTGTATTCAATACTTTGAAACAGAGTTAAAGGATGCAAGAAATGAAGTGAAGATAAAAGGTAATATTGAAAAAAATGCCACGTATCTTCCTGCTTACGTAGAACTTCGTTTTGGTCAATTACAAGAGATAGAGGCCATTTTAGAACATCTAAATATATCATTACGAAAGAAAAGAAGTTCGTATCTACGAAAATATTTAGAGAACTATAATAAAGTATTGAGCAGTAGAGATGCCGAAAAATATGCAGATGGCGAAGATGAAATTGTTGCAGTAGGTGAATTGATAAACCAAGTAGCACTCATCAGAAATCAGTATCTCGGAATAACAAAAGGGTTTGAAATTAAGCACTTTCAACTGTCCAACATAATTAAGTTACGTGTTGCGGGCATGGAAGATTCAGAGATTAACACATATTAGGGCAGAGGATAAAATGACCGGAATTCATATAGTTAAGCGAAACGGAGACAAAGAGGAATTAGACTTAGAGAAAATGCACAAAGTCGTTTTCGAAGCATGTAGTAATATCAATAATGTATCTGCTAGTGAAGTTGAATTAAAATCGCATATCCAGTTTTATAGTGGAATGACTAGTAGTGAGATACAAGAAACATTAATCAAAGCGGCAGCCGAATTAATCACAGAAGAAACACCAAACTATCAATGGGTAGCAGGTAATCTAATTAATTATCATATTAGAAAAGAAGTGTATGGTACTTTTGAACCATGTCACATTGCAGAGTTAGTCAACAAGAATTCTAAATCTGGTTTCTATGATAAAGCATTGTTAGAAGATTATTCAATAGAAGAATGGGAAAAGATTAACACTTTCATTAAACACGATAGAGATTTTGACATCACTTATGTTGGAATGGAACAGTTTCGTGGCAAATATCTTGTTCAAAATCGTGTAACTAAAGAAGTATTCGAAACTCCACAAATGGCATATATGCTAATTTCGGCAACATTGTTTAGTAACTATCCAAAAGAAGAACGACTAAAGTACGTAAAAGATTACTATGATGCGATTAGTACTTTTGACATCTCATTGCCAACGCCTGTTATGGCTGGTGTTCGTACACCACAACGACAATTCAGTAGTTGCGTATTAATTGAAACAGATGATAGTTTAGATAGTATTAATGCGACATCTAGTTCAATTGTTAAATATGTCTCTCAGAAAGCAGGAATTGGGGTTGGTGCGGGTAGTATCCGTGCTATAAACTCACCTATTCGTAATGGCGATGCATCACATACTGGTGTCATTCCATTCTATAAGATGTTTCAAGCGGCAGTTAAATCATGTTCACAGGGCGGTGTTAGAGGCGGTGCGGCAACATTATATTATCCTGTTTGGCATTATGAAGTTGAAGATTTACTTGTTTTAAAGAATAACAAAGGCACAGAAGACAATCGTGTTCGTCACATGGACTATGGTGTTCAGTTCAATAAACTAATGTATGAACGTCTAATGACTGGTGGCAATATCACATTGTTCTCACCACAAGATGTCCCAGGACTATACGAATCATTCTTCAATGACCAAGATAAGTTCCGTGAACTTTATGAAACAGCAGAACGTAAAACATCTATTCGTAAGAAAACAGTTCCAGCGATTGAACTATTTTCATCATTTATGAATGAACGTAAGAATACAGGTCGTATCTATCTACAAAATGTAGACCATGCGAATGACCATAGTTCTTTTGATACAAAAGTAGCACCAATCAAACAATCAAATCTATGTTGTGAGATTACTCTTCCAACTAAGCCATTGAGTAGTGTGATGGACGAAGAAGGAGAAATTGCTCTCTGTACACTAAGTGCTATTAATTGGGGCAACATCAAATCACCACAAGATTTTGAGAAACCTTGTGAGTTAGCAATACGAGGACTTGATGCTCTATTGAGTTACCAGGATTATCCATTGATTGCTGCCGAATTGGCAACAAATAATAGGAGACCTTTGGGTGTAGGCATTATAAATTTTGCGTATTGGCTGGCTAAAAATGATACGAATTACTCTGACCCTAACTTAGAGTTAGTAGATGAATGGACAGAAGCATGGAGTTATTATCTAATCAAAGCCTCAAATAATTTGGCAAAAGAAATAGGACCTTGTCCTAAATCTGATGAGACAAAGTATGGACATGGAGTCGTTCCAATAGATACACGTAAAATAGAGATTGATGAACTTGTTTCTCATAAAGAAAGAATGGATTGGAAATCTCTTAGAGAAGACCTTAAAGAATATGGAATTAGAAACTCAACAGTGATGGCACTTATGCCAGCAGAAACATCAGCACAGATTAGTAATAGTACAAATGGTATTGAACCACCACGTAGCCTTGTTAGTGTTAAACAATCAAAGCACGGTGTACTAAAGCAAGTAGTTCCTGGTATTCACAAGTTGAAAAACAAATATGAACTTCTATGGGACCAGAAAAGTCCAGAAGGTTATTTAAAGATTATGGCAGTGTTACAGAAGTATATCGACCAAGGTATATCAGTGAATACAAGTTATAATCCAGTACATTTTGAAGATGAGAAAATTCCAATGTCTGTAATGTTACAGCATCTTATTATGTTTTATAAGTATGGTGGCAAACAATTGTATTACTTCAATACATTTGATGGACAAGGTGAACTAGATATTAATGCTCTTAATGATGAAGAACCATTAGAGCCTGGATTAATAGATGATGAAGACTGTGAAGGTTGTACCATTTAATGGATGGTGATTTTATTAGTTATAAAGAAGCACATGGTATATGTGTAAGACCGCTGAGAGACAATAAGCGAGTAGGGTATTTTTATAGTTGCAGAGAGCATTCAGACTATAGCGAATCAAATAAAATAGCAGAAGATGAATTTTTTTCTGGTAATGGTATATTTTATAACTATGACATTAAACTTTCTCCATATGTAGACTTTTCTATGTATCAAAAATTTATAACAGAATTTTTAAGAAGAGGCGAAACACAGGATTGCTTAATACACATATCAAATAACATAGATTTTTATAGAGATGGAAATGACATAGAACCATTATATGATATGCCAGATTTTTTAAAATGGATAGAGGTAACTACTTCTATACCGCAAAATATATATTTTGAATTGGATGATAAAAGATTCAAACCGACCTCACTAAGAGAGTTAGATGAAGTAGTTAAGATGTGTAAGATACTTGCAGATAAACCAAATGTAATTAACTTTCTAATAAATGAAACAATACACACATTAAATGAGATGACACATGAACATCCTAGTGACACTTGTATAATACTAGCAGAATACGGCCTTTATTACAAATTGGCTAAGGCTAAATTAGAAATAAAGTCTTGAAGATGATAAATATGAAGCAATTGAGAGAAAACTAAGAGAGGAAACTATGAGCGTATTTAATTCAAACAACAAACAAGACCACACAAAAGCGAAAGCATTTTTGGACCCGTCAGGTGGAGTGACAATCCAGCGTTATGATATGTTGAAGTATAAACAGTTTGACAAACTAACTGATAAGCAGTTGGGTTTCTTCTGGCGTCCAGAAGAAGTTGATTGTCATAAGGATGCAAACGACTTCAATAATCTTACAGATAATGAAAGACACATTTTCACAAGTAATCTTAAAAGACAAATTATATTAGATAGTGTTCAAGGTCGTGCGCCAGTTGAAGCATTTGGACCACTAGTATCTATTCCAGAACTAGAAGCATGGATTCAAACTTGGACATTCAGTGAAACAATTCACTCACGTAGTTACACTCATATTATTCGTAATGTGTATGCTAATCCTAGTAAAGTATTTGATGAGATGATGAATATTCCTGAGATTACAGATTGTGCTGATGCTATCAGTACTAACTACGATGAACTTATTGACTTGTCATTAAAGTATCAATTGCTAGGAGAGGGCAAACATACAGTCAATGGCAAGAAAGTTGAAGTAGACTTATACGAACTTAAGAAAGCATTATACAAAACACTGATGAGTGTTAACATCCTAGAGGGTGTTCGTTTCTACGTATCATTTGCTTGTAGTTGGGCTTTTGCTGAACTTAAGAAGATGGAAGGCAATGCTAAAATTATTAAACTAATTGCACGTGATGAGAATTTGCACTTGGCATCTACTCAATCACTTCTAAAGATTTTGCCTAAAGACGATAAAGATTATATTAAAATTGCAAAAGAAACAGAAAAAGAATGTATTCAGATGTTTGTTGATGCAGTTGACCAAGAAAAAGCATGGGCTGAGTATCTATTTAAAGATGGCAGTATGATTGGATTAAACACACAACTATTAAGTGATTACATTGAATGGATTTGTTGCAAACGTATGATTGCTGTTAATCTAAAATGTCCATATGTTGTTCCACAATCGAATCCATTACCATGGACACAAAAATGGATTGCTGGCGCAGATGTACAAGTAGCACCACAAGAAACAGAAATCACTTCTTATATTCAAGGAGGAGTGAAGCAAGACGTATCAGAAGACACGTTTGGCGGAATGTCACTGTGATAGAATTAGATAGCATAGGTAAAGTAGATTATGAAGTAAAAGATTTTGTTGCGTTAACACCTCATAACGAGGCACATTTCTGTTTAGTACCTAGGACTGTTGACCAACAAACTATTTTAAAGTTACAAAAAGTAATGATGGATATAGGCAATGCAAACATTAAGAATGGAGTATGCAAAGAATACCATACTGTAATGAGATTTGTCAATGACCATCCAATTGTAGAAATACATTTAACACAGGAGAAAAGTATGACCAAAATGGGAACAGAGTTTCAAACATGGATACAAAGTACTTGGATGGAACATCTAGATGAAAAACTGGCTTGGAAAGAAAAAGTAGATTACACACAAGCCGATTGGATTAAGAATAATATTAAATTCTTAACAACTAGATTTCAAGAAGTTAGAGAACTTCCACCTGAACTAAAACAACGAGCCAGAGCAATAGACGGATTTGGTGAGTAATGAAAATCGTACTTGCCACTGGTGGCTTTGACCCAGTTCATTCTGGACATATTTCATATCTTAAAGCCGCAAAAGAATTAGGTGATATTCTTATTGTAGGCTTAAACTCAGATGAATGGTTAGAACGTAAAAAAGGTAACGCCTTTATGCCATGGAATGAACGTCTTAACAT